AAATATCTGGGATCACCGTCCCGTTTGCCGAAAATTTTAGAACAACAGGTTTGACACTTTAGCACGTTAAAGTGTTAAACTTCACCGCGTTAAAGTGGTAACGTGTGAAAGTATGAACAAACTATGAACTAAATAATATCAAGAAATCTTCTGATAAGAGGTTAAATTATATCATTGTTTATATTCTGATATTTGCTATAATATAATTAGAAAGAGAAAAAGAAAAAACAAAGACGTCAAGGAAAGACTTGAAGAAAGGTTAAAACTATGTTAGTAAAGAATGCTGAGAATTATATCAATCGTTTAAAGAAGATGATTATAGCGCGTTTTGGGAATATTGAAACAGCTATCACACATGATGATGATTGTGATATGCACGCTGTACAGATATCTTTCTTATTAAATGGTAAGTATTCATGGGTATGCGCATATGATGATGATGATGTTATCACATATTATGTATCTGGTAAGGGACACACCAAAGAAATGACAATTGAAGATACACAGGTTAAGTCAATGTATAAAGTTCTTGATAAGGTGGAAGATCTTGCATATGAGACAGATATTGAAGCAACAGAAACCTCAGAATCCTCAAAAATCGAAGAAGCAACAGAAGATTATAACGAATATGAGGAAATTTTAGACAGCAAGGAGTCAACCGAACACGACAGAATCAATTACCTTATGGAAACGCATAGTACCCCAACTATAAATTTTGAGTATCGCAATTTAATGTATACAGACGAATACAAAGCCGCACACCCCGAACACAATGAAATGTCATTACCGTGCAGAGTATGTACACATTTTTGCACAAGATTTGACACTGAAAATTATAGAATGGAATATTGCTGTCGAAAAAATAAAGAGAATGAGAAAAAAGCAATTAAAAATCTCGAATGGCATCACGTCAACCTCAACACTCTCGCAAACCTCGATTTTGATATGCTTGACGAAAAGCGACAGTTATATTTAAAACTGTACAGAGAACTCAAGGAATTGATTGAAGATTTACATAAATGTAAATCTGGGCGTGCTTATGAGAGACGACTTGCAAAAATGTATATTAGAAACGCTGAGTTATTTGACGAAAATAAAATTTCTCATGATTATATCAATTATGTTACTAGAAAAATTTCTATGTGTAATGTGGAATGTGGTTTATGGACTTCAAGAGTTGAAGAAGCAACAGGGTTGCATAAATCGAGAAGATATAATATGCATACACTGAGATATTAACAATATAGCTGTCATATCGGCTTGACGGTGAGAAATGGAGTAAATATGAATCTTTATGGAATTTATAAGCGTAACACTATTGACAATGTACCAGAAATGAACGCATTATTAGACGACACTCGCGATTATTGTCACAGACGCGGCTTGCACTATGTCACATGTGCAGACGTTCCAGGCTATATGAATGAAGGTTGCTCAACCGTACACGCATATAATGGAAAGTATGGAAAAGGCGTAGTTCGCACAAGACCATGTTTTTACAAGGGCAGACGTTCAACCAATTACATGACAATCGAATACTGGGTGACTCGTGACGATATCCACAAGAGATTAACAGTGGAAAGTGAGGTATAAAGATGAAGTTATATTTGATTGAATACTATGACAAGTTGCTAGATAGAACAGACTATGATACAATATTTGGCTTCAGTGAATCACACGCTAGAGAACAATTCAGATATAGAACGGACGACACTAAAATTATAGTATCAGTTGAAGCATTATAAGAAAGTGAGGATTTAACATGGATGCATTAACCACAAAACAGAAAAACCAGATGTATGATGAAATTTCAGATTTACTCAGTAGATACGGGAAAAAGACAATTGCGAGACTTATGATAAAAGCATTCGCAACGGAGTTAAAACAGATTAACACATCAAAAGACCTCAACAACATGCAAGTTGTTCTAGTATCCCTTAAACATCTTCTTGAAATAACATTCCCAACCAAATAACAAAAAATACAGCCACCATTTGGCGGCTGTATTTATTAAGAACCGAACTTCACGCCGTAGCCGTATATAAAAATGTCTTTCGCAATAAGCGGATCATTATTGAAATTATATGTCACATTGGTGGTATGAATATTACTCAATGAAATAGTCTTAGCAGGTGTGGTATCAATAACACAATCTCCAAAAGGTAAAAAAATGTGAGTACCAAATGTACCATCTACTTTATAAGCCTTGAATGTGAACCCCAGAGGAATAACAATATCATTATCGTTTTTGCTAATTGAAATATTGCCAACGTTTCCACGCCAATAATGGTCATCCAGATTGTAAACTACGCTCACAGTGGGGAGATTGTCAATGTATTCACTAGCATATCGTACAATCTTTGTTTTCTGTAATGATGATATATCATGTTCAACGCTCTCCCCCCAACTATCCACATACTCGAACGCATTAACTACTTCATCCCTTAACTTTCTCACCCCACGCCAAAACGTAAGATTAGAAAACCGTTCCGGTAAATGCTTCATTGGTTCAAGATACTTTAATAAATCCATAAAAACACCTCTCTTTCATATTAACCATTCTCAGCTATACAATAAATATACAAATCCCACGCGGTAGCACTTGCAGGGTCTTCCGCATTTGGAACAGCGGCAAGAGTAATGCTTTGTGGCACAATTGCAAGTTTTGCATTAGTTCCAGTTTTTGGAATTTGTAAACGTACATCAGCTTGTACAGCAAAACTTGTATATGCCCACTTATTATCAAGTTTAACAATGGTACTGTCTTTAGTTAAAAAAGGAATGTAACTTGTCATAAGCTTAACTTCATCCATCGTGTACCCAAACTCTTTTGTTAATGTAAGGTTGAAAAAACCATTAGCGGGATATAAAGCATCAGCCTTGAAATTTGGTGCAACGGTATTTATTTGTGCAATGGTTGGTTTAGAAGTCCAAACGCTTTTACGTACCGCAATGAATGGTAACTTTACAAGAGCAACAGGTTGACCTAAATAGCCTATTTGAATAGTTCGCTTCGGTTTTGTCACTGTGTCATGCCATTTTAAATTGTTGGATAATTCCCAGTTTGATTTACTGTCACCGCTTGCGAAGTCAATAACATTTGTGCAAAACCAGTCCCACCATGCACCCCAAACGGTCGCCCAGACTGAATCATTGTCGGTTAAATCAAGAATTGTCTGAGGTGGAATGATGTTAAGATTCTTCAACAAATCTTCCAACTTTTTCACCCTAGTTTCTAACGCGGTTAAGTCAGATTCTAAAATATCAATTGAATTGTTAATATTAGAAATTGATTGCTGTATATTTGTAATATCACCTTCAACAGTCGTTAATCTGTTTTCGACATTATCTAAACGTTGCTCAATATTTGTAATATCACCTTCAACAGTCGTTAATCTGTTTTCGACATTATCTAAACGTTGCTCAATATTTGTAATATCACCTTCAACAGTCGTTAATCTGTTTTCGACATTATCTAAACGTTGCTCAATATTTGAAATGTCATTTTTTATATTAGTCAATTCTGTTTGTATAGACTGTAACTCATTTTCGATATTCGTCACTCTAGTATCAAGGGCTTGATACTTTGCATACAAATCTTTTAAAGATTCTTCTACACTTTTTGCCCACACATTAAATTCATTGTTAAATTCATTCAAAGCGTCAATAACGTCATTCAATTTCGCCCACAAAGCACATACCTTTTGTAGTAGTGACAAACAATCATCAAAAAGCAAAGGAATCGTAAATTGATGATGCCAACAAAAGCCCAAATGCTCTTTGTCGGGCGGGTTGATAATAGGGATATTTGCCATAGTTACACCTCACTTTCATAATTCTACTCACATTATAACACAAGTTCCGCTTTCGTCAATCACCTAAACAGCCCCAAAAAATTATGTTTCAGTTTATCACAAATCTCCGTCTCAAAATCCCACACGGCAGTTGTATAAGTCTGTGCATTAGCCGCGGCAGTTCCACTCGAACCGCTGTGCATGGTAGAGTCGTCAACATGATTCTTGCTTACATTCGTCAAATAGTTATCATCCAATAAATCCGTTTGACCTTGCGGAGTATCTAAAAATTTATGCCAATCATCGGATGTATGAACGCTCTTGCTGTTATCAGTCTCAAACATATTCTTTGCGTTGTAAGCTTCAAAACGTGCTTTTAGCTTTAAATTCAGTTCGGGCATAATTCGCGCCATATCACCTCTCATGTGCTCACGGAACAAAAAGTCTGTCTCATAACCAATTTCCCATTCCAGAAAATGTCTTATGATCATGTCGTTAATAGGCTTTCTAAACTCCTCACTGAAAAGCGGATAAACATCAAGCCCAAAAGTCGCAAAATCATAATTAGCAAACAAACTCTTATTCGACTTCCTGTCATTTCCAATCTGTGCATTCTGCAAAATATCATAGACATGGAGCGTATAAGCCGCCCCTACATCATACCAATACTTGTCATTGTCTACAAAATTAGTGTCAATCATTGGAATTGTCATTGTTATCAGCTCCCTTCTCTTGAGATTCCAAACCAGCGTTTTTCACAGTTTCCACGGTGTCACGGTTCGTATTCATAACTGTGAATTGGTCTAACAAACCAGCATCACCAATTACTCTGTCATTAAACGTCGCCTTAACATCAAGCCCGAACTTCGCTTTACATTGATCACAAAAATTCTGTCTTGCCGTCTCGTAACTATTTCTTAGCACCATTAAAGTAGGTGCGTCTTGCATGACTTCAAGACTTGATACTTGCGCAACTTTGCTTTGCGTTCTGCCATTAACGCCCAACATAAACATAAAGTCCGACATTAGCATAGATTTCAACTGTTCAACATTTCCTGCAACAAAGGGTGCAGGTGTCTGGTATACAATTTGTCGGATATCATCATACTGACTTTTTAAAGGTGACATATCTCTTGTATATACAACTGGTTTGTGTCCAGCAATCTGTTCATATAAATTGGCAAATGTTAATTCCTGTCCATCGGGTGCATTAAGAATAGCTGGTGTATTCTGTGCTTTCAAATTGACATTTATACACCTGTCACACTCATACAGCAAAGCCGCAAAGTGCCGACATAAGCCGTCAATGGAAACAATGTCGTAATTTGTAAACGGGGATAGGCTAGCCGTAAGCGTCGCAACTTCTTTAATATCTCTAGTAACACTGTTCGTAAACGTCTGACACTGATACTTTGTCGCGCCACCGTACCATGTAAGTGTGCTTGCCGCCACACATTCACCAACAACAAAAAATTCAGATTCCTTCCATAGTCCCCCCAGCTTACCGAGCACAAAATTTTCATTCAATATACAATTCGCGTGTCTGTAAATATCATCATCCTCAAACGGTAAACCTTCAAAAGTCCACGCATCAACAGCAATCCTACGAAGAAAACTGTAATATAGTCCAATCGTCAGCAGATTTTCCGCTTGTGTGTTCTGATTTTTAGTATTTCTTTTCAAACTCATACACCTCACTTTCTATTATTAACTTTCCACGTGGAATATGGAAAATAGAGCGTTGACCTTCATCCTCACCCCTCACCCCTCAACCCTCAACCTACTACCTACATTTTACCAGATTGACCGTGATTGTCAATGATCAATTTTCAGTGGCAAAACATTCGCAAAGTATTTTAAAGACCAATAAGGACAAAACATGCTTCGAGCATCAATTCCCCCTATTGGTGGTGGCGGTGTTGTTGGTTGCACAACCTCAGTCGTGCCGCTACCTGTTGCGCTTCCAGCATTTCCACCAGCTGGATTGACGGGGGCTTTTGAGTCTGAGTCTGAAATTGTACCTTCGCCAATTTGGATAACGCCTGTTTGGGACGCCATGTCAGCAAAGACGCGGTTGTACTGTGTATTTGTCCATCTGTCTCCGTCATAGTAACCAGTTTTAGCGTTTTGACGTGCCATGACTAGCTTTATCCAATCGCTTTCTGTCTCTTTTCCAGTAGTTCCAGCAAATATATCTTTGACAGCATCCCAGTGTCCACTATCACGAATTGATATACTTGCAGCTGTACCTACGGCATAAGCGCCAATGTTAGATACATCATAGCCCAAATGTTTTTGTATGTTTGTTCTAATAAGTTGATAGTAGTCGTTAAACATTGCCCAGTTTTGCATTTTTGAAAATTCGGCGAGGTGGTTGTTTGTATAGTCTATGAAAAGCTGTTTAAGCCCCGCGTTGTTGATAAGTGCGGGATTTTTTACACCCAAATCAATGTACGGTTGAAATCCACTGAAGAGGTTCGGGTACTGTTGCACACAAAATTGCATAAATGGCACTAGACCGTATTCATAGTCAAACTGATATCGCCCGTAAGCTTGCCCACCGTCACCGTTTATATACCAACCGCTATTGTCAGTATATTCTTTACCAGACTCGAAGTATTGCCAATTTATCCACATTCGCGCGCCTACTTGTTCATCTTCTTTCTTTTCTTCTGGTACTGGTTGATGTGATTCTGAATTTTGTACAACTACCGCTGTATGCCCAGGCATGTGCAAAATGTCGCCAACTTGCAAGTTGTCACCTGTTGTTAAGTATTTACTGTCATACAATATGTCAAATAGCTCTGTATTCTTAAGCTGTTCTAATTCATTGTATGTGTTCATACTTGTACTAACGAAAATATTAAGGCAATTTAATACACATGCAACTAAAGCAGAGCAGTCAGTAGCGCACGGTACTTTAACATCTTTGGGCTTCCACCCAACTTTTCTACACTCATTTGTAAAAGTTTCCCGTCTATGTTGATTGTAACCAACATTTTGATTATCACATGATTCTATCATAAGCGTAGCAATAGCGCGGGCAACGTCTGGACGGTTGCGAATACGTGCGATCCAGTCCCAGCGCCTACCGTCTCCAGTTTGCGGAAACCAACCTGTTACGCGGACTTCAAGTCCGTTTTGATCTCCGTCTCTGCCGCCCCAAAGATTGCCGTTTTCATCTTTTGAAGCTTCACCAATATATGTTGCCATATCAACCGCCCTCACTTTCTGGAAAATGATTTTCGAGAATCTTGTCAGTGTGTTTGTAATTTCCGATACCGTGCCAAAACCAGACACCGTTATCAAGCCTGTTTGCCATGTATGCAATTGCGTTTTGCGGTGCATTTTCCGCGGTGATGATTGCGCCGCTTGTGTGTACGTAATTCACAATTGGCAGAGAATCAATTATAATGTCGGCAAGACTACCATTATAGTTGTAGCCGTACATACAGAAGTAGTTGTTAAATTTTTTAATATCTTGCAAAGACGGATAATACCATGCAATAGAAATCATGGGGAAAAGAGCATTATACATTGCAATCGTACCTGTTGGGTTGCCAATAGTGAGGTCAGATTCTTCAAATTTTGCACCGAGATTTTCCGCGAAAGTCTCAGCGGCTTGAAGCTCACCTTTAATGTCAAGTGAAAAGAGATTTCCAATTGAAGCAACTCCAAAATTGCCAAAATCGCGCATAACACCGCTGTTGTTTAGCTGTGTAGTCGAAAGTTGAACACTATCCCATGTACTACTTGCAAGCGAGTAGTCGCCATTAGTTCCGTTTCCGTACTGCTCTGGTGTTATAACAATACCGCCTAATTGTGACTGGTTAGCCGCCCACTTGAATTTAAATTTTTTGGCGAGTAGTGCAGACTCATCAAAATAACGAAAATCATATTCTTTAGCACTTCCACCGCAATTGACTGTTAACTTGTTAAATTGTGGGGAAGTGTAAAGCTTATTCCACAAAGGTTTTTCAACAAAGGATTGCACCAACTCAACCTCTCCTGTCCTGTTGTCAACCTTATCAAGATTTTCGCCGCTTATGTCAGTGGCAAAAAACTTTGGCACGTGATATGCTCCAATTATGTCTTCCTGTCTACCACACTTTGCATAGCGTTTAACTACTTCTAACGCTTGTGCTCTTGACAGCTTACTTGTGTTACTTTGGACTATGCCGCCGCATTCGCAAGGGTTGACAGATACCAACGAAAAGAAATTATTGATTTGCCCGTAATCGCCCATGGCGAAATTTGCAATTGCCGCGTAGAAATCGCTCGATCTATCTTTGTATGTATCAGTGTCGTTTGCTGTCATAAGATAAACGCTGTCATCATCATCTTTATGAAATCCATACTCAGTTCGTGCAATTTCCCACCTGTCAACTTGTGTTGGTTCGGGGTAAAAGTTTGCAAAAAGCCCGTCACTTGCTGGGTGCTGTCTCATGACTGGGGACGGATGGAAGGTGAATTTGTCGATGTAGGTAGCCCAGTAGTCAACAGATGTATTTACATATGTCAATTTATTGTTTACGTACTGATAATCAATGATATATGCAAATTCAAGTCTTGATTCATTTTGATATGCCATGTAGTTATAGCGTTTAATTTCATCTGCTCGAACAGGACAACGAAACGTCTGCCCCTGTCTTTCCCACGTTACATTATCGTAGCGTTTATATGGAAGAACGCTGAGAAGTTCTTTTAAAAACCCCTCAGCGTTTCTTTCTGCTGGGATCAACAAGTGTTTACCGCTGTCGTCAAATGGCGAGTCGAACAAGTATACAGTTGTCATATTATCCCCCCTATTTATGCATTTTTACAAATTGCAACAGCATTTCCCCACGGTCTAATGCCGTATGTCTGCCAAACGTTTAAGTACTGATTCTGATACATTCCCGCGGCATTGTAGAAGTCACCGCTTGTACTCAGATTGTCGCGGTACTCGAAAGTATTAACATCTGCAAGTACTGCAAGAATGTTTTGGTCATCCTTGATAGTTTTCCAATACTTTGTTGCTGTGTCAACTGGTGAATCGAAATCGAGATAATCAAAGTTAGGGAAAGGTGTGACACGTCCGACTAAATCAGCCTTAGACATGTTGAAAGCTCCCGCTAGTGTCTCAACATTGCAGTTAACTAATACGTCACTTCTCACAAATAAATACAAACTGTCGGATGGAGTCCATGTGATCGCTGGTGTTGCTCCTACAATTCCTTGTGCTGTTGCATATGCCTGGTAGTTGTTGAAGTCACTTGAAGCATGTGTGATATCAAGTGCGATTTTCTGAATGGTCTTGATAAAGCCGACAGATGAAGCGGCAGGGTCAGCCTCATCCCATGGAATTTCCTTCTTAACTACTACGTTGTTTTTAACGGAAGTCTGAATCAACTTCTTGATAAGGTTTTCTTCTTCAATCTCGTTCCCACTGAAAAGGCTTGTCACCATGCCCGTTACCATACTGTCAAGCTGCTCCCATGACGCGAAAGCACCTTCCATAAGCTCTCTAGGAATAGTTACTGGGAACTGTCGTCTACGATTCTGTCGGAAATAACAAGTTTTTACATCTGGTTTTGTCACCTGTAACAGCGTTGCTCCAAGAGAAATGTCATAATCACGCCCCATGGCAGGATTGACATAGTTCATTTCCATATCAGTTCCAAGTGGAAAACCTTCTTTTTTCAGCATTGCATACTGATTGGTATACATCTTAGATTCCACGGACTGGATGACAATCTTGTTTACAACATAGTGCAGAAATTCATTCATAAATGGTGCATACTTTACAATTGGTGTCATGGCGTGACTAATAGAAGTCGCCACGGTAACTTCGCCTGTTGCCCTCATGTATTCGTTTGAGGAATTCTTTCTAGCATCGTTAAAAAGATTTACTCCGCGCTGTGCGCTTGACAGCGGTGTTGTTGTTTTTGCCATACTTTTATACCTCACTTTCTATATTAGTTATAATAGCTTAAAATGTCATCGGTTGTGACCTCATCTTTTTCGTCATCGTCATCATCCTTTGTTTTTGTGGACGGAGAAATAGAAGTTGTTACACGGTTGAACAGCTCCAAGTTCTGCTTGCTGAGTCTGTCGTTTTCCGTTTTTAGTGTTGCGTTTTCTGTTGCAATTGCCTTTTCCGCTTCATTTGAAGCTTTTGCCATGTCTAGCACATCTACAACGATTCTTCGCATTTCATCAACCGTCATGCCGTCTGGAATGTTTAAAGTAGTTACCATCTGTTCAATATCAATCATGCTTTCGCCCCCTCATAGTTAATATTGGCAAAATGAAAACTGTGTTCCCACTCATATTCTGCAATTCTGCCTAACTCAATTGTATGCCCCTCTTTTGGCATGTGCAAAAAGAAACCATAGCCAATGTCAATCCCAACATGTCTACCTTTACCGCCAAAAGATGAATACAATCCGTTTCCTTCTGTTCCTAAAAACGGTGTGGTCTTTTCTGCTCCGTCATGATAGTGTCCGGTGCTGTAATTTTGTACACCTACGACAGCGGACACGAAGCCGCTACAATCATATCCAATTTTGCCACGCGAGAATGCTTTATAAGCGGCTAACTCTTGCGTTGTATACTTTGAAAAATAGGCGGGTTCGAGACTGATAAGTGTGTCCATCACTTCATCGGTTAGGACTTGCCCTTTTGCACCGTAAAAATATGCATATTCATCACGGTGATAAAACATAAATAACGCTTTTTTAATAACCTCATAATATGTCATGCTTTCACCTCATCTTCTAATTTTGTTTTGATTTCCGATATCATTTCTCTCAGAGAATTGATTGCATTTGTAAGCTCTTTTGTTTCCTCTTTATGTACATCCGTTTGATACTTAATGTAATAGCATAAGATTAACGTCATGCAGATAGGAAAGCCTACACTTGTAATTATTTGTGTTACCGCACTTACATCCATCACAACACCTCACTTTCTAAAAAGGTGGGCGTGTCTCCACGCCCGTGCTGACAGTTGCACGGCTACCCCGTTCTTCGCGGTCTGTCTGGTAGCCCCTAACTATAGTTTAACATATATTTAATTTCTGTCAATAAGCACACGCTTGATTAAGTCATTAAATTTTTCGCTTGCTACTTTTGAGCTTGCACATATTTGTGAGGTTCGTTTATAGTATAACATCCACTCTATCAATTTGCGTGTTGTCGGTAAATATAGCTCATTTGTGAGTATATTGTTTTTTGATTTGTATTTACCGTCTACAATTACCATAGGACAACGTTGCTTTTCTGGAAATATTACGGTTATTCCAAAGTCTGCAATGTAAACACGGTTGGTTTTAACTGTTAACTCCGCGTACCACTTCCATGATAAATGATTATAAATTTCTGGATAGACTTCCTCTTGCCAAGCTCCGTTTATAGTCATGTCATTTGTTTGGGACTCATAAACGGCAAGATGTTTTGAAACGTGTACTTTTTTGGGTGGTTCGGTATAGAGAACGCAAATTTTCAGTGTATCGCCATCCTCAAGTTTACGATTGAAAATGTAAACTTTTCCCTGTTCTAGTTTACGTGCGTCAATGTTGTAATAATCAAACAGGGGGCTTTTCGGGTTGATGCTGTTTGCGCATGCTACAATTTTTACGTCTTTTCGTCGTCTAACTATGGTTGATATTTGCTGACTATAGCCTTTTAAAAATTCGTTTCTTGACAGCGGTATTATTGTAGTAGTGTCGTCGTCCTCAATAAATTCGTCTAAAAATATAGTTTTAACTGAATCGTAGCCGTTACCTTTGTATTTCATCCATGATGCTATTGATGAGCTATAGCCACATGGCGAATATATCCATTTGTTGTTTCGCCCCAACTCTTGTTTTCTATATACACCGCTATAGTAGTTCAAGTTCGCTTCTTCTTTCCAGAGTGTTTTTTCTACATAAGGCTTGATGTTTGCGACAGCTCCCCACGCTCTACCACGGATAAGATAATCTTCGCGTGTACGCATGTAAACAAATTGCGCGCCTGTTTCGTTATAGTCGTCAAACAACCCCTTGAAAACTGAGTATGTTTTACCCGCGGAACGTTCACCGAAAACAATGTAAACATCAGCGTTTAAAGTATATAGTGATGGGATATTTATGTAGGTTTCGTCACCTACTGTTATATAAAGATTTTCAATTTCCATGTCATTCTCCTATCTTTTCTAATATAATGGGTGATAAGTGTTTGGTTTTCACCGTAAATTTTTCTAAACGTTTACTTATATCTACATCTGTATTTTCTTTCTTCCCTTCTTTTGTTATTATTGTCGGCTTGATGCTATAAACGTCTATTCCAATCAAAGCTCCATATTCTGGACTTATTGAAAGAGTATATGTAGTGTCCTCTATCCATGTACCGCCATTGTCATATGTTTCGATTGCGTTTGTAGTCGGGTGTGATATTGTACGCCCCGACACGTCTGCATCAAAAGTGGTAAAAACTTCAAAATCTTCGATTGATTTTAGATATTTCACGGCTTTTTTAGACAATCCCGACACTGTCATTTTTAGCGTACCGTCAGCTTCTTGATATATGTACTTTTTTGCGCCATAGGTCTTGAATTTCAACCATGAACCTTTCTTTTTTGTTTCCCAGTCAAAAACTCCCAAATCTGGTAAAGTGTAGTCAAGATCATAACGCTTGATAGCAAGGTTAACTTTATATATTGCGTATTCGTTATATCCGTTTATAACGTTTAAGCATTCTTCTCGATTGATAACTTTCGCGCTGTCGGTGTCACAATATAGTACATTTCTATCAATTCTTGCTACTATGTCGTGCATTAAATGGTAGCGTGTCCACGCGGGTATAAAAACGCCTATTTGATAAGGTAAGAAACTTCTAAACGATTTATAAAATTTCTCAAGCTGTGCGGAAATTTCTTCTTTGTTTGTGATTGCACAGTGTTCTAAACTCCATTTTGTGCCATCAAGTGTAACAACGTCGTGAATAGGGTCTTGAACAAACATTCCATAAAAAGAGTTAACGCGGTTCTTTGCTTTTCCGTAATTGAGTTCTTCACCCTCTACATCTTTTAAACTTTGCTTTTTGTTGTAGTATTTAAGCATAGTCGATACTATACCAGACGGCAAGTAGTCAGCTCTACAATAGTAGCATTCATCAACACGGATAGCATCTATTTTGTACATGCGTAGAATAATAGCAAGGTCAAGGCTAGTGCATGTCGTTTTTATCATGTCAGCTTTATAAATTCGTCCGTTATCAAGTACGCTATCGCTTGAGACTTCACAATGTGAGGATGATAAAAATGTCATCGTACCTTTAGCGCGAACGTTCTTTGCTGTGATTGTACAAATAAACAGATAATTGTCTGTGTTGATTAACCGTTTTAAGTCGTAAATGTTAGCATTTGGCAAGCGTTTAAGCGGTGCGACTGGAAATTTCTCTGTCGCGATTGCGAACGGGTACGCACTACCAAAATCATAACTATCAACATTTTCCATGATTTGTCCCGCGTACATATAGTTAGCGTGAGTATAACCGCCCATGAAAGCTTTTCGACAAATCACATATCTGTCATAGTCAAGCGAAGTGTTTTTAAACATCTTCATCCACTTCGCGTCTTTTTTCATGATTGCTCGAAGTTCGTCACGTAGGAAGCCCGTGTTTGTATAAGGAAATTCGTAGAACGGTTTATTTTCCTGTTCTTCCAGTTGGTGGATTTTCGCTACCATAATTTCAACGTCTCGATATGTGTAACGTTCCTTGTCTTGCGGCAGTGTTTCCCCCGGTTTTACAATATCTTTATAGTTCATTTCAAGCTTTTCAAGTCCTACATCTTCACCGCAAGCCGCAAGACCCTTATTCGTGAGCTTGTATGAGCAACGAAACTCTAATACATCATCAATGATAAGATATAAGGGTTCGTGGGTATCCATGTAGAAACCACCTGTCATGGTGTGTCCTTCTAAGTTCCTGATTATAGCTTCCATTTCATATGATAAGTTATGCACATAAACAATGATACGGTTCTCGCCTTGAGTTGCAAATGTTTGATATTGGCTATGCAAGTAATCATATAAATTTGACCATGATGAGCATGTGTTATAGTTATAGTCACTATCCATCACTGACCAATGCCATGTATAGATTATGTCACAATCTTCTGTTATGTGTTCGTGAGTCGTTTCAATGTCAAAACAAAGAAACTTTTTACAATATGAAATTTTTTCTTTTCGTTTTGCCATTGTCTACACCTCTCTTAAATGTCGTCAAAATCTTGATCAAGAGATAACCACTCTCCGGAACTACCTTCACGTTGTACATCTAAAAACCATGCATCAAGGTCAACATCTTCTGGATTCATTGCCACTAAACCATCGAAACCACTACCTAGTGTATTTCCAGCCCAGTTAGCATAAGCAAGTAGCTGTTCACTATCATACTGCTCACCCTCATGAGCTGATTGCCAGGCACCCATATATGTTGTCATTTTCTTCCAATCTTCAAAAGATAGGTTTTTGAGTTTTGGGTGATTCTCTATCATTTTCTGGTATGCTTTATTTTGTAACTGTCTATATCCCGTGTAAGTGGACTGTTTGGCATTTAATATCTCAATGGCGGTTGATACTTTTTTCTGAATCGCTTGCAATGATAAACCTTGATACTTGATATCAAATCCTTTATATCTGTCATATACGGGATTGATTTCACCCGTGTAACGCTTGCCACGCTCACTGAAATATTCTCTAAGGGTTGCAAGTCTGGTTTGCGCTCTTTTGCCTAAAGTTCTAAGTAACAGAAGTGATTCATCTTTTGTGTAGTGTTTCTTGAGCAACACATACTTTCCATTAGACACGTCATATAAAATCCCTTTTGCACGTTGGACTTCGCCAACACGCTCTTTTTGTTTACTTGCCATATTCCTCAACCTCTCTTTCTGTAAAAGGCTCAATGTAGCCGCTTGCGATTGCGCTTTGAATCATTTCATCTGCTGCCATGTGATAGAGTGGAGCGTATACTTCGAGTGATTCTCTAACTTCTCTGTAATACTTCAGTCTCAAAACAGGTGTTTTGATATCGTCTAATGCTCTCAATACAATAGCGTGTTGAAGTTCTAATAATTGGCTTTCCAAATACATATTCATACCTCACTTTCATTTTGTTCTTTTAGTTTAACATATAAATATGAACAAATATGAGATATTTTGTTAATAAATTGTTAACATTTTATGAATTAAAAAAGGGGACTTTCCAGTCCCCTAGTAGATGCAAAAAAACGAACAAACTTGATTAGTTTCCGTTCTATTATTTGGAGTCAACCGCACTGTTGACCGTTGCCGCGTTTAAAAGCTTCTTACCATGATTTTAAAGAATGTCTGTCCAGAGTTCCTTGAAATACCTGTTGTACATTCAATGATAAAATCATGCCCATCTGCAATAGCATCCGTTAGCAAATCAGAAATCTTGTCAATTTCACGTGCAACACCTGTTGCATAAATGCCAAAACCTTCTTCAGTTTCCATACAGAGATAGTAAGTGATTTTCCCTGTTACATCATCAGTACCAACTACAATTCCTAAAAGCTTACCAGATGGTTTTGCGTCCTTCGCAAGTGCTGTTGTACCATTGATTTTTACAAGCTTTACGCATTTTTCGTCTCCAGATACAAGTTCAAATTTCTTCATAATTTAAAATCTCCTTTTTTGTGTTATTTGTTTGAAGTGTAATAGTATGTAATATCAGCCGTTATATTATAATGTATTGTGTTGTGGTCTACGGTGGTATACCAGATAAATAAAAATTATAATCTAGCTCGTAACGTGTAGAAATTGCGATAGTGCGTTTTGTCGCCATTGTTAAACGTGAAAGTATAATAGATAACTTTCTCTGTTTCCACTCTTTGAAGCTCTCCTCTAATTTGATTTGTGAAGTACCCCTCACAGAGTAAAGAGGAATCAAGATCGTAAAAATTGATTGTTCCATCTGATAAAGTCTCCTTTATGGTGGTGCGCTTGTCGACAAAGTTTATTCGAGTAGAATTTGGAATGTTGATTCTTTTAATCGGTTTAACCCTCATGTGCTTCCCCCTCTAATTCAAAGAGTGTAAAACGCACCGCGTCTTCAATTTCTTCAAGATCTAAAATGTCTATAAGATCTTCACCCTCATTATTGATTATTGCCAAACATTTTACCATCCCAACTCTAGCGTCTTCCCAGCCTGGTTTAATTGTTGTAAAGTCGCCCTCGCAAATGTTTGAAATAACAAAACGGTTAAAATTATAGAGTCCAATACTTACCGCGTTAGCGGCAATTTTCTTCATCATCTTTTTAACATCTTCGCTTTCAACTTCCGACACATTTTTCCCCCTCTTGATATTTTTCCCAGCCAATAAAATTAACTCTCTCTTTTCATTAAATGTCATTGTTTCAATCCTCACTTTCTTTATTTGCGTTTGATGTTTGTTTCTTTCTTGTTACATCTATATAGTACCATGGTTTGATTTTTTGTCTACTGATATTTTTTAATTTCATGTATAGATGTTATTGATTCTTTTTAATTCATATGTTGTTAATAATTGTGACATGATTTGTTCATACTTTCACACGTTACCACTTTAACGCGGTGAAGTTTAACACTTTAACGTGCTAAAGTGTCAAACCTGTTGTTCTAAAATTTTCGGCAAACGGGACGGTGATCCCAGATATTT